GTCAACCGCAGATTTACCAGTAGTTCCAGCGAGTGCATTGCATACGCCGTTTAAGTCTTTATATAAGGAAGGATTTGTGACGCTATTCTTAATGTTCAGCGCAGCAATGATTCCAAGTCCTGAGGTACCTGCCCATTTGTTGGCAGCTCCCTGCTCGTCTAGAAAAGCAGTCATAGCTGGATATGTTCCACCATTTGCTAAGCGATTAAGCTCAGCACATAATGTACTACCGGCAGTACCTACGGCCATTGTTATCTCCCTTTAGTCATCGCATTGTAATAGTGCTCATCAAAAGAGAAACGCTTCATGTGAGGAACTGTGGCTCCAGTATCACACCATAGAGGAATCTCTGCTTGATTACATAGTGCGAAGAAGAATATGTCCTCTCCGACAAATTTCTTTCCTGCTCCCATCTCCTGAAATAAAGGAGTATCGGGAACTACTTTGCGTATCTTCTCGACTACGCTTCGGTGCATTAGCACCAGTCCCATTCCAGCAGCATCCACTTTCATGAATGCATCTTTGGGTAGTGGATGGATTCTCTCTAACCCAAACACTTCATCTTTTTCTACAAACTTAAATACTGTAGGAGTCGGTATCATGAGCGGCTCTTCTGGATTATTAGTTGTAAAATATACTCCAGTGAGCAGTGGCTTACTTAACGCATCCTTCTTGTTCCATAGACGCAAGAATACTTCTGGACTTACTACGATATCAGAGTCTACCCAAAACAACCAGTCAGACTTATTGTTGTCATACCAGTAGTTAATACATTCTTCACGCTGTCTTGCTATTTGGTTGCCGTGGCTGCGAAGTGTGGTTTCAAATTTGACTCCAGACTTCAGCAGCACATCGGCAATTCCCTGTGCGAACTTACCATCTACCATACCGTTGTCGCACCATACAAGTGATACAGTTTCTTCTTGCTTAGACATCGTCCCCTACCTTTTTAGTATGTCTTGTATACTGGGTATACTTCTTTGCCTGGGGTGCCTTTGATTCCACCCTCAGTGCGAGCAGCTGCACGAGCAGCATTGCGAGCGTGGGCTGCAGCAGATACTGCCTTGCCGATTCCACCCTTGCCTTTTTCCATTCCCTTAACGGTCTGTCCGAAGTTATCTTTCATTACCATTTCACCTTATCTGCCCAATAAGCGGCACTCATTTTTCCTTTAGCTATATTCTTTTGATGACGCGCCTTAAAGGATTTGCGTTTCATCTTCATGCGTTCAGACTCTCCTGCTTTTGGTGCTCCTGCAGTCTTTGCTCCCTGCTCACCAAAACGAATAGTCTTAACTTTATCGCCAACTTTAGCCACTACTATGTGTGACTTTTTTGGGTGATTCGGCGTACGCTTGGGTTTATTAAAACCAGATACACCAGCCCTCTTAAGCCTTGGGTCCGCTTTGCTTTCCATATTCCCCATACTTTCCTAGTACTGCTCTTATCGAGCCATTCTTGTTTAGCCTAACCACCATACCGTCCTTAATCTGGACGGTATTGAATTTGCGATGGGGCTTATACTTGCCGGAAGACATTACTTCTTCTTGGCTTTGCCAGCCTGAGATAGAGCAATAGCAACTGCCTGCTTCTTAGACTTTACTTTCTTACTAGACTTCCCAATGTTGAGTTCGCCCTTCTTGAACTCTTTCATTACTTTGGAAATCTTCTTCTGTGCTTTAGTAGGCTTTTTCATTTCTTTACCTGCTTACCCTTCTTGTCGTACTTACGACCCTGAAGTAGTGCACCAAGAAATTGTCCCTGTTCAGCTCGTTGTTTCTTGTTTGCTCGGGCTGCCTTTTCGGATGCTCCTGGACCAACACCGGCTGATGCATCGAATGCTTCACGCCAGGCATTAACCAAGTCTCCACCCTCTTTGCGAAGGTTACGAGCATATGACATTGGACTAATGCGTGTTGCCATTTACTTGCCCTTCTTCTTTGCAGGCTTCTTCTTCATAGCCTTCTTGCCGTATTCCATCATCATTTCTTTTTTGCCTTCAGTCTTTTCGTGCTTCTTCATAGCCTTCTTAGACTTGTACTTTTCGCCTTTTGCTGACATACTATGCTCCTATTTCTTTCATTACTTCAACCACTTTATTGTTTATTTGGTTTGCTTTAGGCATGGTATCTGCATCATAAGGTTTGCCCAGTACCTCAGATGCTTTATGTGCTTCCTGAACATGGCGCATAGTTGTGCCAGCTGGCTGGATTCCCTGAGCTCTAGCATCTCTATATGCTTGAAGCTCAGCGTTCCATTTCTTATCAGGAATATCTCTTTTTGCGTCCCCGGCATTCATTTGCAGAGTAGATGCTTTGCAACCAAAGCAACCATCCACATACACCGGATGGTGTTCCCAGTGTTTCATAGCGCTGTAAAGTTTGCCTCCGTAACTCCAACTCCCCCAGCAATCAGGGCAGCCTTAGTAGCGTCGTTAACGATATGATTTCTTCCACCAAGATAAACTTCTTGGTAACTTGCCAAGTCACTATCTAGCGGATAACGTGTAGTGGAATAGACTCCACCTGACTTGACTATTGTAACACCTCTGTCAAGTTTATAGAACCAGAATAAGCGGTGCCCACCAGCTGGACCTTCGGCCACCGTTGGTGTCTTAAATGTATAGTTAGCCATATATCCTTTCTTAGTGAACTCATCCCATAGGGTAGAGTTTCCCCTACCCTACAGAATCAATCAACTAGGAAGCGATTGAAGAGCCCGACTCAATGCGGTATAGAGCCTCTTCGCGGTAGCGAGCGAAGCCGAGAACACCGTACCAGCCCATTGGGCGGTGACGCATCAATTTGTCCACAACTGGACCGATGACGACATGTGGTTCTTCAGCAACTGCTTCAGCGAGTGCTTGCTGTCCTGCAAGGATTGTGCGGTATACGCGAGCTGAGGCTGCGCCATCAGTTGCGTTGTATAGACGTGGTGATTCAACAAAGAATGCACCTTCGTAGGTTCCGATTTCGCCGTTCCAGATGCGGTCCTGTGAAGCACCGTATTGGTTAGGGAGCAACCAGCCAGATGAGCCTGTTTCTGCACGAAGGTCGTGTGAAACTTCTGGGTGAATACCAGCCCAGAATAGGCTGCCCTTGCGAGCAATAGCCTTGCCTGCACGGAGCTTAGCAACAGCCTTACGGATGTTTGCAGAGCTGAGTGTAGCAGCAGCTGTGATTGTAGCTGTTGATGTTGCAGTTGAACCTGCGTAGATTACGTTGGTTCCACCACGTAGGGTTGTCATAGCAACGTTGTCGATAGAATCGGCAAGGTTGAATGCAATGATGTTAGCGATTGCTGGGTCTACATCAGCAAGGCTGAAGAGCTCCAACGCACGAGTAACGAGGACCGAGTTACCGTACTCAGCAAGAGTAATGGTAACAGATGTCGGTGTGGACATTGCCACTGCATCTGGGTCAGTTGTTTCAGTCAGCGGTGTTGTTGCTGCTGAGAGGTCAACATAACGTTGTAGAACGACTGTTGAGCCAGGGATTGCTTGGCGAGCTGGGCGCTTATCTGCGACATCACGAATTAGTGGTTGTGCGCGGAGAGCGAATTCGAGAAGGCGGTCATATGCCTTCTGTACTAGACCAGCAGCACCAGCTGTTCCGCCTAATGAGGCAGAGTCTGTGCTGACGTATGAATTGGCCATTTGTTAGTCTCCTATGACTATGAACGGATTATTATTGTGAGCGTAAGAAGCTTAGAAGTTCATCAACGCTTTCGGCATTGTCCAACTTAGAAGCAAGTTCATCTGCTCTTTCCGGGGTAATCGCGTTTTGTGTGACTACATCCTGTTGGCGTAGAGCCGCTAGGTTCTGTGTGTCAACTTCGTTGGTTGCAGACTTATCCATCTTGATTCCGAATAGGTCGGCATTATCATCGAGCCAGCCAGAGACTGTCTCCTCGTTAATGTCTTCCAAATCCTTCATAATAAGACGAGCTGCTTTTGCGTTTACGCCCTTCTTTTCCAGGACTTCTTTGACGGTTCTCTCACGCTGCACCTTGGATAAATTCTCAAGTTGCTCAGTAAGTTCCTTGATACGCTTCTCATCAGCACGCTTGGCTTTACGTAACTTCTTTAGCAAGTCACTGCCATCGCCTGAAAATTCAGCGTTGTCTAGGTCATCGTCTTCTTCGTCCCAGTAGTTGTTGCTCATAGCAACCACCCTTTCTATCGTTGTTAGTCGCAAGCCTCAGTTCTACCCGGGGAAGATAGGCTGGCTCTTGCTACCGGTCTGTTACACCTGCGGGGCCGGTGGGTCCGCTAGGGATTCTATAGGTTTCTTTCGCTTGCTAGAGCGCCACGGGCTACACCCGCACCGCCAGAGAATGTTCCTGCTTCAGTTGCTGCCAACTTCTGGCGAGCACGTCGAGCTGAGGCTGCACCCTTAAATACTTCTTGCTCTGCTTCTGCTTGACCATATGCATCAAGTCTTGTACCATAAATCTGGCTAAGCTTTTCTGCGCCAGGGAGTAACTCAGCAATGGTGCTGTAGCCTTGACGAGCTTGCTCTTGAGTAACACCGTACGCAGCCAAGTCTTCAGCAGCAATCTGTTCAAGCGAGGAGGTTTTAGCTCCAGCAACTTGCAACCCTTGCTCCTGTGCTGCTGCGCCAATCTCAGCTGCAGTAACCATTCGTTCAATTCGTGGAAGTTCATTCTTAGGGTCGAGTACGTAGCCAAGAATATCAGAATCTCCTATTACTGAGCCATAGTATGACTTGAGCTCATTAACTACATTCGGCATATCTTTGACACGCTTAGCGGCTATTGTTACTCTATTGGTAAGTTCAGTAATTGAGATATCATTAGCTAAGAATCTGCTAACATATTCATCATTGTCAAACTGCTTTAACCCAAATGCTCTGATGACTTGACGATACGCATCTTCGTATTGCACATACTCTGGCACACTAAGGACTCTTAAACCTGCTTTACGGCGGGCTTCATTAGCACTGAAACGCTGCTTGAATGTATCAGTCTCTTGCAGGCGGAGCCACATTGTATCTTCGCTTACATCATCCCACACCATTTGTTTCATCAATGGAATCAGTGAGTCGAGTCCGTATTCTTTGAAGCGAGCAGACATAAGTTCGAATGCACTCTGTCTTTGTTTCTCTAGATATGCGCTTGTTGCTAGTGATTCGTATTGTCCTGTAACTGGATTGAATTTGTATGCAGTGGGAGTTGTAGCTACCGTGCTACCACTAGAAACAGGAGAACCTGAATACCCCATAGTGCGACCAGCAGCAGTCCATCCTTCTGCAGCAATTACATCTCTGGTCCCTGCATCAATTTCCGCAGCAGTAGGTTTTCTTCCGTATAGTTGTTCAAATAGTTGAGTAAATGCATATACTGGGGTAAGGATGGGATTGCCGCTCTCATCCAGTATTCTTTCGCCATATCTATCTCTAGCCCAAGGGTCATTTGCTTTTACAAACTCTCCAGAAGGTGTTGTCCATCCACTGAAGTCTGGTGAATAAAGAGTTGTATTGACATCTACGCCCATCTTGGATGCCATCTCATAAGTAAAGTTCTGTTTCATCCAATTAACCAGAGCATTATTCTGAGTTGTCGGGTCAGAGTATATCGTATCGGTTAAATCAATTGTTGACTTACTTACCATGCCAACGATGCTATTAAAGGCACCATCATACTCAGGTGTCCCTGGTTGTAAGCCAGCAGCCTTGAGTCTATCTGTTAGATTAGTAAGTACCTGCTCGTAACTATCGTTAACTCCGTACCAAGACCTATCTTGAATAAGTTCAGATGTTATGTCTGCCATTACATCACCAGTCCCATATCTCCGAGTATGCGTCGGGTCTTATTGTCAATAGAGTCTCTAGCATTGTCTGTGTAAGCCCAGCGTGGGTCTTTGCGTAGGCTTTGTTCGAACTGCCATAATGGCATTACTGTATCGCCCTGCAGGGCTGTCTTAAGAGTTGCGTCTGACCATTGAATGGTATCAGCATCTACTTCCAGAATAGTTGCCATAGATGATTTATATGCAGAAGCTAAAGCCTCAAGGCTTTTGCCATTCATGATATCATTGGCGAATGCTTTGTATACAGAAGCTGAGTCCTGCTTGATTTTATCTTGAGCATCTGCTGGCGTTGACTTACCCTGGATGATTGAGATTGACCATTCATCATAGAACTTATCTGAGTATGACATACCGAAAGAGTCGGCAAATTCTTTGAGTGAGTTTCTGTAGTCTCCAACGGAGCCACCAAGTTTGGCATCTTTGCCTTTAACTAAAGTATCTGCTGCCTTTTGTTGGAATACAAACTCATTAGTAGCGTTGTCAAATGCTTCTTGGGTTAGCTTAAGGAATGCCTGTTCATCAGTGATGGCGTTCTGGCCAAACGTTCCAATAATTTTAGCACGCTGAAGGGTTCTAAATTCTTCTAGTTCAGCATCGTATACTGGTTTCTGATTTGCTTTAAGCAAAGCTCTGCGTTTCTTCTCACCAGTAAATGATGTGTAGAATGTGCTCTTATACCATAGTTCTTCAGCTGCACCATAATCTTCTTTTAAATATGCATTATATGCATCTTGCAAGAATTTATCGTCAGGAAATAGGGCTACTAGTCCAGCAGAAAGACCGTATGCTAGTATTTCTTTTTTTGCTGTTTCGCTTGCATTGCTAACAACTTTCACTTCTGAAGTAGAACCAGCTGGTACTGTCATTGGACGGCCGGTAGGATACTTCGCATCGAACTCTTCTTTAGCTCTGATTCTTTGTAGAGAACCAGCGGGAAGCGCTTGAAGCGCAGCAAGTTCTTTGTCGTATTGAGCCTGCAGTTCTTGTAATGTTGCCATTATTTACCTAACCCCATAGCCCAGTCAAAGAACGCCATGCTCTTTGTGCGTTCATATGCAACTGGGTCCTTCTCTTGAGCGAACTTCTTAATAGCACCTTGAATCTGAGCCTCGCTAAATGCTGGTGTTTCTGTAATGGTTCTCTTGCCCATACGATTATCTGTAACAACGGTCTTATTATACTTGCTTGTCATTGCTAGGATAGATGCCTGCAAGTCGGCCATATCCTTCGGGTCTAGTGATGGCTTCTGTAGATACTTGAGCAACCCTTCTTCCATCCAGGATTTAATAGTTGCTTCGTCGTATACTTTGCGGGCTAGCGTAGTTTCAGGGCCAGTATATGGGGCATCCTTATTAGCCTTAGCAAGTTGTCTATTTAACAAATCTTCAGGAGTAATCTTGATGCCATTGCCACCAGCATACAGTTTTGCAGCATCTGCTACAACCTGTTGCCATGCATTCCAAGCATCAATCTCATCTGCATTAGGATTAAACTTGCGGACCATAGCAGTAACTCTGTTCTTTAATTTAGCATCAGAGTTGAATCTGTTAATCTCGTTCATGGTAAGACTTGTGGCATCCTTGACCTGGCTATATGTTCCGCCAGTAGGGCTTGTTGTTTTGCCCATTGCTTTACCAGTATATACCAATAGTCCAGAACCTTGGCCAGTAGAGAAGAAGTTCTTGTCTATGATGGCTCCAGGGTTTTCATTCTGGAACTCTTGGAGAATCTTATTGCTGACAACAAACGGCGTATCATTGAATGTGGACTCTGTTGCGGTTGATGCAAGAGGCCCTTTTTCTTTCTTATTCTTCTGGGTTGTCTGCTCTTTGCGTAAGGCTTCAAGTCTATTTACTGCGCTATCATACGCTGCCTGTGCTTTAGCCTGGGCAGGAGTTGCTTTACCAGCACGCTTAGCTTGAGCATTGACGCTATCAAGCATGAACTTGGCTTTCCTTACATTGTTTTCAGCATCAAAAATCTGTTTAGCTAATTCAGCCACTATGCACCCCTATCAAGGTTCTTGTCATAGATTTTGTCCTGAGACAAGTATCTGTCGTATACATCTGCAAAATCCAAGTCTCCTTGCTTGAGTTTATATACATAGTAATCTAGCATAAGTTTCAAATCAGCATTAGCCTTGGCATTGATGTCCTTAACTGAGCGATAAGCTAAAGACTTTCCAAGCTGCTGTCTGATTTCTAGATATGTCGCAATGGATTTCCATGTTGGGTCATCAGCATTGTCTGACATAAACTTTTCATTGTTAACAATCTTCTTTAGCCCTACTATGGTACGGGCAGTCTTGAGGCCATCAACATCTCTGTAGTCCTGATACCAAGCAGTTGGTTCACCAGTAGGCTTCTTTGTGACTGGGTCAATCTCAGATGCTAGGTTACGAACGATAACTTCTTTCGTATACTTTAAGTCTTCAGCGCCAGTTTGCTCAACTGATGTCAAGCCTCTGTTGGCTAGTTCTGCATCAATCATGCCCATATATTTACGCCATGTTGCCCAGCCTCTGCGAGCCTGATTCTGGCGAGATGCTTCTTGTGGAGTAATCTTTCCACGGAACTTCTCAGGTGTGCCTGGGGATATTGAGGTTTGCTCCTGCCACCAGTATGCCACAGGATTATACTTGCCAGAGCCACTACCACGAGTGATGAGTCCAATAAGGGATTGGTCATCTCCTGCTACATCTGCAATCAAGTCTGCGTACTTCTTGGCATTTACAGCATCTTCGGTTGTAGCCCTGGAGCCTGTAGGATTCTTAGATAAGGACATAGCAAAGTCAAAGAATTCTGGGTAGTCGGTAAGGAACTTTGAATCTGCGCCAATACCATATAGGTCGCTATACTGACGCCACTTGTCCATATAGAAACGATATGGGCTACTGAACTGAGGGGCAAATGGGAGAACTAAGTTTGCCACTGTGCGCACATTAAAGTACGCATCAGTCATCTCTTTGATTTCCTTCTCAGTCTTATATGGGCGCTGTTCATCACGAGCTTTATGCTGCTCTGTTGTCCAGATAAGCTGGTACATCTTGGCATAATCAGAGTTGTTTTGTCCCTGGATGCGCTGTAATTGACGGCGCATATAGGTAGGAAGTAGCTGCTGTAGGCTATCATCTGGTCCATAAGGGAATACGAACCTAAGAGATTCACCTAGCTCAGGCTTCATCTTCATTACCTTTGCCGCTGGAATTGCAGCTAATGGTCCTAGGTTAACACCGAATGGGTTGCCCTGGAACATGACATCAAGACTCTTCTTGCTGATACCAATCTCATCGAGGGATGATAATCCCTTTCCAAGTAATGGCAGTTTCTTTAGCGCATCAGGAACCTGGAACCACATAGTATCTTGCTCGGAGAATATGTTTCCTGGTGGGACTGGGTCACCATTCTCGTCAGTTACCAAGCCACTGCGGTTAGGTGCATTCCAAATTACATTGGCTCGTGCTACCATCCAAGGTTGGTCTGATGCAATTCTTAGCCATGTCTTAAGAGCATTCTCCTGTGCTGAGAAGAACGGCATTACGAATCGCAACATATGAGCGGCATTGCTGCGGCGCTCTACGTTGTAAAGGGTTTCTTTTAACCCCTTGAGTGCGTCAGCACGGGCTGCCTTTTCTAGGCCATACTGGATATCTGCAAACTCTTCGCGGGTAAACTTGCCACCCTTGAGTCGCTCCATGGTGTCTACGCGCTTAGCCAAAGACTTGCGATATAAATCAATAAACAATGGGTGACGTGCCCATGCATCTTCAGGACGGGTTGCTAACCACTTGAATAGATAGTTAGTCATTGCCTTGGCAATACGAGGGGTTGTCCTATTGAGCGCTTCCTCCATGAGATGTCCATGAATGGTTGGCAACTCGTCAGGATTCTTGATTGCATTACGAAGAAATTCTTCGCTTACCTTAGCTTGCTCACCTGTTGGTGATACAAGGTTGAGTTTCTCACGAATGCCATACCCATCAGGGATATAGTTGTCTACAAATGTCTTAACCTCAGCGACATGCTCTAGCGCTTCTGTGCGTGCAATGCCTAGACGTTGGCGCAAGGCCATATTGTCCTCTAGCCACTTAGCTACAGATTGTGTATCCTCGCCAGCTATAAGCTTACGCGCAACTGCTGAGTTAAGGAAGTCCTCATTGATTGCCTTAGCCCACTCTTGGTAGTAGTTTGCAGCTTCTGGGCGTACAACACCACGAGACTTGGAGGCAAACTGCTTACCGTACATTGTAGAGAAGTCATCCATAAGGGATGCGAATGTTCTATCTGAGGATGATAGCTCCTGCCATAGTCCACCAGTTGGGCCACCAAAAGCATCATTAAAGATATACTCTTCGCCATCTACTGAGTTAAACTTTGAGGATAGCTGATATGTCCCGGTACCAATTCTTTCCTTTTTGGAAGGAATCTTCTTAGCCTCTATGTTTGTAAGAATTCTATTGTTGTGCTCATAAGCAGCTTTACGTGCAATTAGTTTCTGTCTTTCAACTGCCAACTTGCCAATAGTATCTAAATCATCTGGGGTCTTCGCAAGCTGCTCTTCGAGTCGAGTTATATTGTTGGTTGACTCTTGGAGCTCTCGGCCTACTTTCTGTAGTTGATTCTTTACGTCGGTATATTTAGGTGTCTTGCCGACTGTAAACTTATCAATATAGCGAGTACGCTTTGCTGAGTTAGTAACATTCTTAATCAGGTTAACCGAGCCCTCGCCAATATGCTGTAGACTGGCCATAGCACCAACAGTTGCAAATATACGAAGCTGCGAGTCAACTGCGTTACGAACTGGGTATCCTAGACGAAGCAATACAGATGCTTTCCAGATGTCGCTGAATGCTTCCGCTATTTCATTAGTCCTGTTTAAGCCAGTGCGAAGTAGGTTTCCGTTTGCCTTAAGCACTTTATCAATTTCATCAAAGTTTGCCATAGGCAACCAGTTTGCAGTCTGTGACTCTAGCAATGGAACTTTGTACATAGAGTCTGTTTCTTTGTCATACAGGAAGCCTGTATCGCGTGCTTCTGCTAGTTTGCCAGTACGTTGCATAACATGCATGTCATACAACTTCTGAGCAGTGTCTACATCAATATCATATTTTTCGGCTATCAGTTTGTATCCACGATTTTCAATTTCAGATACTACTTTAGCTCTCTGCTCAGGGTTGGCTGCTGCGGCATACTTAGCTATAAGTGCTGTGGCATCCGTATCCGAAAGAGCTTGGCCCGTAGTCACTACTTTGAACTTCTTGCTGCGGGAAAGAGCAACAAGACGATTCACAATAGCTGTAACTTCAGCAATGGAATTGCCATCATTCAGATTAACCATACCGCTAGGCATTTCGCGCTGTGTCCAAGAGACAAAGTGATATGCTTTATGGAACGGGGTTGGCTGATAGGTAGTAATGACAGGCTGTCCTGCCTTCATGCGTGCTTCCTGAGAAGCTGCCGCACGTCCAGTAGCTAGTTCTTTTCCAATCACTTGGCCAAATCGACCAATACCTTCTGCTGCTGGTGCCTCATTTGCAACCCTGATTAGCTTATCAAAGTATGCGTCATGCTGTGCCCAAGCTGCGATATAGGCATTATCTGCTGCAATCTCTTCAGCTGTACGTCCAGTAAACTGCAACATACCTTCATCAAAAGATTTGAATAAAGCGGCTTCTTCGCCCAAGACTGCCTTGAGTTGACTGCGTGTAAGTTCTCCAGATGCTACTCGTAATGGCTCAGCTAAATCTGGTCGGTTAATTTCATCAAGTTGCTTAAGTGCACTCTTGTCTCCAAGAATAGCACGCATTGTTAATGCTGCTTCGTTCTTAGTCTTTGTTGCGCCGAGAAGGTAAGCTACAGTTGTTGGGTCATTTGATTGACGCACCCAAGGATGTGCCGCTGCCCAGATGGTATCATTTGCTGCAAAGTCTTCAGCTAGCTTGCTGTACTTATTAGTAGCACCAATAGCGGTTACTTTTTCTAAAGACTTAATTGCATCAAAGGCGGAGTCTGCAGCCTTGAGGGCAATCATTGGCTTGCCTAGTAAGAATGTAGGGTCTGAGAAAAATTGTGCTGCTGTATCTACTGAGCCAGAAGTAAACTTCCCGAATAGGCTATCATTGAATGCACTTTTGCGAGCCTTCTCATCATAAATGTTGAAGTCGCTATCGATGAACTCTGGTGTAATCTGGTCAGGCAGGATGCTTAGCGGACGACCTGCTGCTGTCAGCAATGATTGTCCTAATGAGATGTCATTGCGATTTTCCCAAGCTTTTGTCCAGCCATATAAACTTTTATCTTTTCCACCAGCATATAAGGCTACGGCGCTTAGTGGTTCACGTACAATGTTCTGTCCAGTTACTGACGCAGCAGAAATTACTCCACCAATAGGGCGGGCTAAGTCTTTTGCAGCACGGATGCTGACGCTTTTTAGAGTATTGATAAAGCCATTATACTCTTCATCATTATTCCACGGAGCAGTGACCACCAAGTCATAGGCAGCACGGGGTACTGACAATACAGCACCACCAATGTCACCTACCCAATCTAGGACGCCTTTACCTAGTTTGCCAAAGCGATTCCAAACATTCATTAAATATCCCTCAGCAATAATGCGATAGCAGCTCTTGTTTCAACTGATGCATCTCCACGAGATGCTACATATTTGAGAACTGGGGCATATGCAGATAGAGCATTCTTAAAATCATTATTCTGTAGCTGTTGGCTACGCGGTAATCCTGTAGCATCAAAACCTGGTCCTGGGCCAGCATTGACACCAGACATCACGTCTTCTGTTGGATTAGATGTAGGTGCATCAAGGGGAATTACTGGACTGATACCATATGAGGGGTTAACTGGAGCTGCAGCAAGAGCTGGCATGGTTGGCTTGCCTTGCATTGCCGCACCACGTTGCTGGTCTGCTAGAGCCTTAGAGCCACCATATCCCATACCTGTGTAGTTACGCATAGGTTGCTTACCAGATTGACCATTGCCACCTGTTGCACTGACATTAGCAGGATTATTCTGCGGTGCTGATGGGCGGTATCCGCCACGATTCTCTGCCATTGATTCTCCTACTAGCTACGCTTGAATTGTTCTTTAGAAGTATAAGGACCTGCCGTATAGGCAGAAAGTTTAGATACTATTTCCATGGCTTCATACGCATCGGCTCCTGCATGAATAGCCCCTAGTGCAATATCTCCGCCACTGCCAATAGCATATACGCCATCATTGTTCATTGTTATCGAAAGCTCTTGGTCAACATCAAATATAGTTCCAGAGATTGCTATAAGCAGATGGAAACGCTCCCCATCTTTCTTATCATGCGCTTCGTCAAAGTTATAACCATTCTCAGTCAGACATTGACGCAGGCTAGGAACTACCTTGCTCACCATGAAATGATATAAATCTTGTCTATCTTTAGCTGTTGTTGATGGCGGGTTCCAATTGTGTTGTATGATGTCACAAGGAAGAACTTCTCCTGCACCACCTACAAGAAACTCTCCACGCTCTGCAAGCTTCTTCATCTCAGGATGCCAATACTTGCGTCCTGAATCATCGGTAACTAGGCTGTCAGCGACCAGGATACAGCCGTTGTCTTGCTGAATTCCAATAATCGTTGTCATTGTCCCCTCCTTAATTACCGTCTACGAATTGTTCTTACGCTTGCGTTAGCCTGTCCTCCAGCAGTTAGGCTTGAAAGAAGACTCATTACATCAGGAGCTGCTCCACCTTCTGGTGGAATAGCGCCTCCTGCCGGTGCGCCAGCGGGAGCAGGGGACGTTTGCTCAACCATAGAGGGGGCAGCCCCAGCAGGAGGAACCTGTTGCGGAGCAAAGACTTCTTCGATAGCATCTTCAATAGCTTGTCCTTTTTGACGAGCTTTGATTACCGAAGCGACCTTGCGCACTACTTCAGACGCGTCCCCGCCACCTTGCGCCATCTGTGGAATAGCTTGAGTATATGCTTGTAGCGAAGCAAGTAGCGAGCTACGCATAGATTCAATTTCAATCTTCTCTGCTTCCTGTGTGACATTGACAGTGAATGGAAGTTCACGCATTGCCATATCCTTGGAGATAAGTCCACCACCAAGAGCTTGAAGCATGAAGATAAGTCCTTGTGCTGGGTTCAAACCAGCGAGCATACCGTAACGGACATCAGCAGAGTAGTCACCCTTGATGTCTTTCTTTGGCATGTATGTAACTTCGTATGGAGCACCTGAGTCAACTCCACGAATTGTCTTTTCGTTTGAGAAAATCTTTTCATCAACTTCAAAGCAAACTGAGATAACGTCACGGAGGGCGCTAGCAAAGATAGCCTGAGCAGATTTGACCTGGGTATCGAATGCACCCATGAGAGCCTGTACGCCCTGGCCCGTGACAATCGATGCGTTGATGTTGCCTGTACGGCCTTCCGGATAACGAGCACCAACGCGCAATTCTTGGTTAAGAAGAGTTTGTTCTGTGAATGCACCTTGTGGAAGTGTGAGCTCTACGCGACGTACGCCTTGTGGGTTGGCTGTGCGGATAATCGCATCGCCACCAAGTTGTAATTCCTGAACATCTGTAGGAAGTACGATAGGCGACTGTACGCTCTTCTCTGCTGCTTCCATAGCAAGCAAAGCAAAGCGATTGCGGAGCAACTGAATTCCTAGGATATCATCAAACTGTCCGCGTAGTTCACCATCGATAGATGGCTTACGTGCAACGATGACCATCATCTTGCCAAGAGGATTTGCTGCCTTCGACAATACGAGGTTCTTGCGTGCTGGGACATAGATGAGTGATTGGTCTTTATCGTAATAGCGAATCATCTCAACCTGAGAATTCAAGTCTTGGTCGTAGCGACGCTCACCAAGAAGCTGTGCTTCGTACTCAGGAAATTGGGAGATGAGTTCTCCGAGTGTCATATGGTAACGCTTTGCAAAAGCTACGCATCGTCCATATCTATCAAACTCTGGATAGGAGCCGATTGGATTCTCAAGACGAATACGAGGAAGCTTTGATTCTTCATCAAGTTCTACAACAAATGGCAAGAAGCCATAGGTTATATACCAGTCCGCTCCTGAGTACATTTGGACGGCCAAGTCGCTGTGAGCAAAATAATTGCTAGCGATGCGAGTACGCTTATCGGCAAAAGAGCGAGCCCTGTCAGACGTTTGATTTGCTGCTGAGCAGTTGACTGCCGGTAGGGGAGCCATAACTTCCGATAGGTCTCTAGCAACAATATCAATAAAATTCGCAACGACATTTGCGTCTACACCTTCTGGAAAGAAGTCTGGGTATACTTCTGCGATTTTACCTTTGCGTACAGCAAGGACATCCTGATTACGGGCATCACGCTCCGCGTGTCTATAGCGAAGGGAATCAACCCGTGCTGCAATCTGTTCAATAGATAACATAATATCCTTACTTTAAATTTTCTAGAAAAGCTCCACCTGCACCGCCGGAGAGACCTTGTCTGGTACTATAACTTCCTCTATATCCTCTATATTTTGGTTCTGAACCACCAGTATTACTGGTTCTACTTCCTCTGACGCGAGTAAGAGATTTAATATCCTCTTGCACTTCTTTCATATTTTTAGCAACATCAGATGCTTTGCCTTTATTTTTTCCTTTAACATTTATTCCCATTGCAGTAACTTTATCTATTGCAGAAATTTTTCCAGGACTCATATTTCTGTATACAGGATGGACATATTTTTCGCCAGGGCCATTTGAGCCGCCTACACCTAATTTTGCCATCTTAGTTCCTATCCGTATGTCTCTTGCCACTGTTCTGCAATGGCTTCATCTAAGTTAATCGAACCTCTATTAGATTTCTGATATCTAGTAGCCCAACGGTTTTGCATCCATTTGGCTGAGCTAGAGTTTTGTTGCATGAGCTCACGAACCCTGATGACGGCAAACCAAAGTGCCATCACGCAGTCTGTTGCGTTTCTTGTATCAGGCTTCCAGGTAATGAGCTGTTGTACTAAAGCCTTTAATCCTTCACTACCTTCGTTGCTGGGTAGTTCGATTATGTTGTTGTCTTGAAATCTTCCATCTCGTATGCTACCAAAAAGACCTGCCATAGAAGCCACACCGAAACCAGTATCCCACTTATTCTTGCCAGTGAAGTGAGAGTTGAGCTGACAGCCGTAGGCTGCGAGCCAGTTTCGCAAGTCATCATCAAGGGCGTATGCTTTCTGGTGCGCATTGATTTCAATTCTTAATTCTTGAGGACGGTACTTTTCAACCCACTCTTCAATGAGCGTCCTAATCTTCATTGGAGTTGGGTCAACCATGTTGACTGCATCTAGTACATAAATCTTTGAGTCGCTACGGTTGTATGTAGCTACAACTGCTGCGGTATTGCCTGTCATGGCAGGGTCTAAGCCTATGACTGTGTAGGAGCCTTCGATGTGCTTGGGGTGGCCTGGAGCACCT